CTAGAACGAGCAGTGACCTGGGTCATTATCCTAATCGTCGTTGTATTTGATCCATTAGCAGTTGTAATGTTGTTGGCAAGTCAAATGACATTTGCCTGGATACGAGAAGAGCGAGCTCAAGGGGAGGAAGATACATCGGTCGAGATGACCAAAGATACGCAGACTGAGATCAGTACCGACTCAGACGGAGAACCCCCTGATCCGTATGCAACAGATGTGGGCGAACCTCCTACAGAAGAAGAACGAACAGTAGATGTTCAAACAATGTCGTTGCCAGATCCTTCCGAACACAATTATCAATTTGAAGAAGAACATCCTGGAGATGATGATTATCCCGACGTGAGAACCTGGGAAGCCAAAGAAATTCACGATCTAAATCAAGCAATTGAACAAGTTGACTTGGATATTCACGATGTCGAGCGTCCGGGCGATTATATAAGTCCGCCAACCGAACGCAAAATTGAAGCTGCTCCGCACCCGGGAAAAAAAGATAGGGGTGCGTCGATTGTTGCGGACAACGCACCCCAAATTCAAGGTACCGCAGTAAGCACAGATTTTGGAAATCGTTTTCCCGACTTGCCCTCAAAAGGTGATGTTTATCTAAGAACCGATTATTTGCCCAATAGGTTGTTCAAGTACAATGGCAAAAAGTGGATCGAAGTTGACAAAGCTCAAACTGACACTTATGCCTATAACGAAAGCTATATTTGGCACTTGATAGATCAATTGGATCAAGGCAAATACGATCCCGATATCTTGACCGATATCGAACGACAACAAATAGCCGAACAACTAGAAAAGGCTCAAAATGCACAGTAACTTTATAACCCCGCCGGATTTTGTAGAATCTGTGCTGATATACAACGCCACAGAAACACAGATACAACAGTTGTCCGAGATCGTCAAAAACTTGAATAAATCTTATAATGTGTATTTTTATTCCGACACAATGAACGATCCCGAATGGTGGGCACGAATAGTCAAGATTGCTGATAAAATTATCTATGCAGAAAATACCGATCCCGGCGAATATTTTGCTAAATAAAACACGATGAGTTATTACGATAAACCAAATTTCAAAAAAGTCACAGGCAATACTGTGATTGTACAGAACGACAATGTAGAAAAAGCCTTGCGTAAATTCAAAAAGAAGGTGCTGGAATCGGGCCTGTTACGTGAATTGCGTGATCGAGAATTTTACGAAAAACCAACCACAAAGCGTAAAAAAGCCCGAAGTGCTGCTAAAAATCGTTGGCAAAAGAAATTGGCAGATCAAGCCCTGCCAAAAAAACTATTTTAACCAAAATAGTTGCATATTATATCTAACAGCGTATAATAAATACTTGTGTAGTGCTCAATAGTGAGGCTACACACAAAAGTCATAAACTTGCTTAATAGGAGAAAAAACATGACACAATTTTCAATTCACACTCTCGACTTACCACAATTAGCTGCACAACTGCATCGCCACAGTATCGGATTTGATACCATGTTTGATCAGCTGAATCGCACATTTGCCAACAGCAAATCAGATGGTAACTATCCTCCACACAATGTGGTCAAATTGGACGACACACACTATGCCATTGAATTGGCCGTGGCCGGATTTGCCGAGGAAGAAATTGATGTGGAACTAAAAGAAAATGTGCTTACCGTTCGAGGTGAACGCAAACGTGATGACAGTACCGAACTGGAATACCTACACAAAGGTATCAGTAATCGAGACTTTACACGTACCTTTCCCTTAGCCGAACACATCGAAGTCCGAGGTGCTAAAGTAAAGAATGGTATTTTGGCCATTGCCTTAGAACAGGTAATTCCCGAAGAACAAAAGCCAAAGAAAATAGCCATAACATTTGCTAAGTAATCTAGTAGATGCTACAATAAGGGGTATATAACAATACCCCTTTTATTATGACTGAAAAACTAATGAGCAAAACCGACACTATAACACGTCCGCGAATCGATCCCAAAACCAACATTCCCGAGCCACCACAGTTCAAGGTGATCTATATCAACGATGAAACTACCACACAAGAATTTGTTGTAGAAACATTAAAGATCATATTTGGGTACGACGAAGGTTCTGCCGAAGCACTCACAATGAAAGTACACGAAGAAGGATCGGCAGTGGTGGCAGTGTTTCCTTACGAGATCGCCGAGCAAAAAGGCATCGAGGTAACGGTACTGGCACGTAACAACAACTTTCCACTGCAAGTCAAAATTGAACAGGACTCATGATATTCCTAATAGATAATATAGAATATGCCTCGATTGGGCACGCAATGGCGGCGTTAGGTATAAAACATCAAGCAACCTTCTATAAACTTAAATCACAACAAAAAATAAAGGTAGACTACAAATGATATTTAATAGAATTAAAGAACTCAAAGCCCAAGGTAAACGTATTGGCATTACGTTTAGTCAATTTGATTTACTACATGCCGGACATATTGCCATGTTGGCCGAAGCAAAAAATCACTGCGATTATTTGATTGCCGGCTTACAAACCGACGCCAGCATTGATCGGCCGGACAGTAAAAATCCCCCGGTACAAAGCATTGTGGAACGACAAATACAATTGGGCTCGTGCCGTTATGTGGACGAGATTATTGTCTACACCACCGAACGAGATCTAATAGATATATTGTTAACACTGCCAATTAATGTGCGTATCTTGGGTAAAGAATATGAAGACACCAACTTTACCGGACGCAACGAAGGTGCCACAATGAATATTGAACACATATTCAATGCTCGAGAACATTCTTTCTCGAGCAGTAGTCTGCGTAAACGAGTGGTTGCAGCAGAAAGTCACAAAGTCTTAACTGACAAGAAGTAATTTTTTGCGAGCAAAAGTTTCTGCAATTTTTTTCTTAGTTTCTTCAGAATGTTTCCTTCCCGTAAAACCAGGAGTTTTTCTTCCCTTATTTGCTTTGCTAACTGCTTCTTTGACTGCATCAGTTCTTGGAATTCCTTTATTCCAAGAACTTTTGCCTTTACGGGAAGCTGAAATTTTAGCCCTCCATTCGGGAGTGAAGTCATCTGAAGTTCGATTAGTCTTCTTGCCAAAATTTGGATTCAATGGGCCAACTAAGGTTTTCATATAATCAGACCTTTGTTTTTTTATTTGTGAGTAAATAATTGATGAGATTTTATATCTTTTTTGATTTTTATTACATTGCATACTCATTCTCCAAGCCGCATATACCATCTTAGTTTTCAATGATCCTAAAGTCATTCTAGTTAAAAGCAAATGGCAAATGAAATGTTCTTTTGCAGTAAGAGAAACTAAATTTTCTAAATCATTATTGCCACCGAGACTTTTGGGAATAATATGGTGCTTCTCAACATATTGATTATCACCAAATACTCTTGACTTTGCTCTATTAACTATGCTAAAATACCATTTAGTGTATTTGTTTTCAATGAACATTTTAAATTCCTTTTACTTATTTATGAAAGATTGGAGAAAATAATGCCAGATGTGATGCTTGACATCGAAACACTGGGCACATGCCCAGATTGTGTTGTATTGACCTTGGGTGCGGTTAAGTTCAATCCCTATACTCGAGAAGATATTGCTGGAGGAATTTATTGCAAACCTGACGTGGACGAACAAATTGAACGTGGGCGTATTGTTCGCGAAGACACAATGGAATGGTGGGCCACACAAGCAGAAGCAGTGCGAGAAGAAGCATTAGGAATGCAAGATCGTATACCTGTGACTCAAATGCTACAGGAATTAAACAGATTTCTAGTAGGTGTAAATAACATATGGGCACAGGGCACAGTATTTGATATTGGTATACTGGAACATTTGTACAAACAATATGACATGGTGCCAAATTGGCAGTACTGGCAAATAGCAGACAGTCGTACCTTGTTCAAAGTGCACGGTGATCCAAGAGAAAAGAACAAAGAAGGATTACACAATGCCTTGGAAGACTGTGTGAGTCAAGCCGAAGCGGTACAAACAATATTTTGTGCACTAGAAATAAAACCCAAGTTTGGAAAGTAACATGCAAATCATATGGAATCAAGAAGCTGCAGATCGATTAAAAAATAGTCATACTGTATTGGAGTTGGAAACACACGAGGTCAACAGCAAGTCAGTTACTACCTACTGTGTTGTACCTCCAGAAAAATTATTTGCCGCAGGCTTTAACAACCTAGAACGCTATGTAGAGTTGCATAACGGCTTTATTACAGCATATAAAGAAAAAAATTACAAGTTGTGTGAAGACATTGGCGAGCACATGATGGGTGCGTTTGGCGGCGAACTTGACAGCTTTTATCAAGAAATATTAAAACGTATTAGATAATTTTCCATCCTGACCCTTAAATAATAAATAAGGGGCTTTGGGAAATGGATCCATTAACACTGTTTGCCCTTGCTAATGGTGCAGTGGCTGCCATTAAGAAGGGTTGTCAATTATACAAAGACATCAAGGGAGCGGCTGGAGATGTAAAAGCCGTGCTAAAAGACCTTGACGAACAATTCAACAAAGCACACAAAGACAAGCCGCCCACTCCCGAACAACGCAAACAGTACGTAGAAGAAAAAAATCGTGTCATCGAACTCAACAAAAAAGGTGGCGAAACTGACGATATCTATGCCGAGATTGGTGAAAAGCTAGGCGAGTTCTTTGACAACTACCACAAGTGCCGAACAATTCTTGCCGAAGAAGAAAAACACAGCAAAGACGAGTTATACACAGGCGATGCCAGTTTAGGCAAACGTGCACTGCAACGTGTGCTAATGAAAAAGAAATTGGAACAGATGCAGGTGGATCTGCGTGAAACAGTTGTTTATCAAAGCCCTCCTGAACTGGGTGCACTATGGACCGACGTCAATAAAATGATGGAGGAGTTGGGCAAACAACAAGAAGTTCATTTGCAAAGAAAAGTTCGAGCTGAAGCAAGTGCTGCGCGACGTCACGCTAGATTTATGGCACAACTCAAAGCTGATGCTTACATTGGCGGATTCTTTTTGTTTCTATTACTATTTTGTGGTTGTATGTTTGCAATTATTGCACACGATGCAGAGCGTAGACACCCCGAATGGAAAAGTGATAGTGCCCGAGCCACATTAGAAATAATACGTAAGCAGGAAATTGCTAGAGTGCTAGAAGAAGCAAATACCAGAGCAGACATAAGATATAGGCAATTAAAGGATGCATCAACTATGCACGTGAAAGTAGATGACGGTGAGAGCAACAGCAGCAGCAATTGATCCCACAATAACCATAAAGGCAAATACCTTACCAGCTCCTAGTTCGTGAAGCCAATCTATGAACTCGGTTGTTTTCATTATTATATGAGTTCCTTTCTAAGTAGTATTTAAATTCTATCGCAAAAGGATTAAATACTAGCATATGAGTTGGTTCAACAAAAAGCCCCGCCCCAAAAATCCCCCTCAACACCTTTCCGCAAAAAATCTTAGTCCTGCAACCGAACGTGTGATGAAAGAAACCAAAGAACGAGTACGGCCACTCAAGGAGAAACCCGATGATAAATGAACGTATGCTACACAAAATGTATCAACAATGGTGCAGTGGCCGAGACAATGTGGTACAGGACTGGAGTTACTTTGTAGAGTTTGCTGCAAAGCAAACTGAAATTCCTGCAAACGAAATGGCATCATTGCTACAACGGTGTGATTGGTTTCGTTGGATCGCCGAAGACAAATAACCTAGCACTTAAATCCTTATTAGTACAGTGTAAATACTAGTGCATTATTAGACAATAATAATAACAATAAGGAGCTAAAATGCGTAAAATGTTTTCGAAGGCCATTGTGGCCCTTTCAATCGTTATTGCCGGGTTTTCAGCACAAAGCCAAACACTTTATGACTCAGTAGCAACTGCTTATGTTACAACAACTATATCACAAGATGTTGTATTTGACAACACCATGCAGGCAGGCGGCACATTTACATTCAGTGTTCTAGCACATAACGGTGGTGGGCGACAAGGACAAAGTGATACTGCTAATGTTAAAATAACTTTTTACAGTTCAAGTAACGCAGTAATTTCCACAGTATCAACAAACTATAGTGCTAACTTACCACAACCCACTGCCAGTGGTGGTGTTGATACATTGGGTATTACACTAAGTGGTAACCCCGAAGCAGACCCTGCAGTACCATGGACATTACTAAGTGTAAGTTCAACAAACTGCGGAGGAAGTTGTGCCAATGTGGCATACGCAGTAGTTACTATGTATGGTGTAGACGGCAGTTTTTGGGCAGGAGATTATGGTCCATGGTATCGTGCACCTACACTGACTCTTAACGGTGGCAGTAACTTATTGTACAATCCAGAGTTCGGTCCTTATAATGGTGTAAATGCACAGGGTTGGGCAATTAGCCCAGCACTAGGTGCTTGTCAAGGTGCTTGGGGTGGTAGTAATACTTGTATTGTTGACAACACAGGAGCACCTGGTGTAAGCACAACAGGACTTGTTGCTAACCAAGATGGTGGTGGTCCAAGTGCAACTGGTGGTACAACATCAGGAGCCGCTGGCGGATACAATAACACAATGAGTGTAGCAAATCCTGGTCCAGGTACAACAGGTACGGGAAATAGTCCAGCACCTGCTCCAGCACCAACAACTTATAGCAGTATTGGTCCTGGATCTACAGTAACCAGTGATACATTAGCATCGGGTGCAATAACAACCACAGGCGGAACATTACAAATAGTCAGTGGCTCAACTACAGTTACTAACAGTATTGGGATGACTAGTGGCACATTAAGTGTAGACGAAAACAGTCAAAATGGTACATTGAGTGGAATAATCAGCGGTGCAGGTTCGTTAGAGATTGCCAATAGTGGCACAGGCGGTAGCATTACACTAAGTGCTCAAAATACATACACAGGTGCAACAACAGTCGACAGTAGAGCTTCTTTGATTGTTAGTGGAAGCATTGCTACATCAAGTGGTGTTACCAATAATGGTGAATTCACTATTACCAGCACTGGTGTTGCCCCAAATATCACAAACGCAGGAACAACCAACAACTACGGTACAGTAGGTACAGTAACCAGCACTGGAAACTATTACAACTATCCAGGCAGCACAAGTGGTAGTGTAACAAGTTCTGGCAACTTTGGTAATGCTGGTTCTGCTGGCAATGTAGTCAATAGTGGCTTATTTGATAATGCACAACCTGGTACTATTGCTAGTTTAACAAACACAGGCACTGCAACCAACGAAGGCACAGTTACTGGCGCAGTAACAAACAGTGGTACATTCACTAACAGTGGCACAACTGGTAATGTTAATAACAGTTATACATTTTATAATGCAGGCGCAGTTGGAGCAGTTACAAACAGTGGCGGATTTATCCTGTTAAGTCAAGGTACACTATCTAGTATCAACAACTCAGGTATATTTAACATTACTGGTGCTGGCGGTACAGTTAACGTAAACAGTTATACACAAACTGGTGCTGGGCTAACAGTAATGAGTAGCCCACAACAACTTCATGTTAGTGGTGCTTCCACTTTAGCAGGCAGTTTAACTATTAATAATTCTCCAACCAACTACGGACTTTATACACTAGTAACCGCTGGAACAGTCACAGGCACATATAATTCATTTACATTGCCTAATAATACATCCTCAGATGAATATGAATTAGTGTATACCGCAACAAAAGTTGAATTAGAAGTAACTCCAAATACTGCTTTAACACAGGCAAGTATTGCTTCAACAGTGTCTAATTTGTCTACAATTAACACACTACAAACTTCAATGTTAGATGGTGCATTAGGTAATGATTGTGCTAATTTTGGAGATGCTGGGGTTTGTGTGAGTGCAAGTGCCACACACGTCAAAGATCAAATGATCACTGACACAGTTTCTGTGGGCTTTAAACTAACTCCCAACATTCGTTTTGTTGCTGGACTAGATCGTCCTATACACAATATCATTGTTGGTGATATAGATCAAACCAATAAGCCAACAGGTTCTTGGTTATTGGGTTGGAATGCCAATCCGGATGCTACAGGCCTAGGATTAACTGCGTCTTATGCCAAAGATGAAACTCCGTTAACAATTACTCGTACAGGTTCTGCTTATTCAGAATCAGCCACAGGTAATACACTAACTGAAGGAACTGCATACCAAGTTAAAGCAAGTTATGCCTTTGTATTAGATCAAGATGCAACTGTAACTCCTTATATCGGTATAAGAAAAACACGTTTGGACACCCAAAGTTATACTGAAACTGGTGCTGAATTCCCAATTACTTATAACGACACAGTGCAATCATATACAGATGCACTGGCCGGAGTCAGTTTCTCTTACAAATTTACACCAGATTTAATGGGATTTGTATCTGCTGGCGTAACACAAAATGAACGTCTAACAACCGGGGCAATATCTGGCACAAGTAATATTATTGGTTTAAATACATTTAGTAATACTATGCCTGGAACAAAATATACCGCATACGGAAGCAGTTTTGGTTTTGCTTATCGAGTAGACAAAACACAGATGCTGACAGTAGGCGTAAGTTATCAAGAACGTACACTGACTAATTTAAATATTAGTTCATTGAGCATAGGATATACGATAGGCTATTAAATGTGAAACAACCAAGTAAACTACTTGTGGGAGTTACAACTGCTGCGGCACTAGTAACTCCTTTTGTTCCAAAAAATCTTACTATCAATATCGGAGAACCCCCAGCAATAGTTGCTGAAGTCAGCACTTGTACTTTAATCAGTACAATCGTTGATGACCGAGGTAAGAGATTCTGTGAATACAGATGTGGATCACAACTAAAAGTCAAGCCCCAAGAAGGCGGTGACTGCGAAAAAACAATCAACGCCGGATACCTCAAATAAATATCTTAAAGGAGCCACTATGCGTACACTAGCAGTGGCGTCGATATTATTCTTAACCAGCTTAGTAGCAAACGCCCAACCCAATTTAATTGAAGTAGACAAACCGGTTACCTGTTCTGATCCCAAAACTGTTATCGAAACATTGAGTGGTCAATACCAAGAACAACCATTTTGGAGCGGAAGGGGTTCAGAAAGCAAATACGTTTTACTTGTAAACCCCAAGACTAACACCTGGAGCATGGTAGAGTACAATGACAAAATTGCCTGTGTTGTGGGCGCGGGCAAAAGTGCCAGACAGATATTTTTAGGTCCCGGAACGTAATAAAACTGTAATAATATACGCACTAAATAATAATAACCGGGCACAACGATAGAGTGCACTCTGGAACTCGTAACCAGAAACAAGCACCTTCGGGTGCTTTTTTTATGTAATTTAAATGTAACATTATTACTGTATAATATCTGTAAATACTGTATGAAGACTTATCGCAGTATTTTTATATCAGATGTGCATCTCGGTACCAAAGACTGCAAAGCCGAAGCCCTAAACAATTTTCTTAAGCACAACACCTGTGAAACACTTTACATGGTGGGCGACATCATTGATGCTTGGAAAATGCAACAGAACCGATTGCGTTGGAAACAAAGCCATACCAACGTAGTTAGACGTGTACTGGGGCATGCCAAACGTGGTACTAGGGTTGTTTATGTTGCTGGCAATCATGATGAATTTTTGCGACCCATGATACCGTATGGTGCCAGTTTTGGTACTGTGGAAATTTGTAACATGATCGAACACGTTGGCGCTGATGGCAAGCACTACCTTGTGGTACATGGTGACTTGTTTGATGGTATTACTAGACTTGCTCCATGGCTCAGTTTCTTGGGCGACAAAGCCTATGATTTTATACTGGGCGTCAACAGTAGATTCAATTGGATACGACATCGTTTGGGATTTGGCTATTGGAGCTTGAGTAAATACTTAAAGGGTCGAGTCAAAAGAGCCATAGACTTTATTTTTAAATTTGAGGGAAACCTTGCCAATTACTGTAAGAAAAAAGGCTATGATGGTGTTATATGTGGGCACATACATCACGCCGAGATAAAAGAGATCAACGGTGTAGTATACATGAACGATGGTGATTGGGTAGAAAGTTGTACTGCCCTAGTTGAACACCACAACGGTCAATGGGAAATAATAACTTGGACAAAATCAAATGACAAAGACAATACTGATAATAACGGACAATTTACCGGACCAAATTAATGGCGTTGTTACCACTTACAAGAATATTGAAGCATGTGCGGTTTTGGACGGTTATAACGTTGTGGTGTGCCATCCCGGGTGGTTCCGCTATATTGATTGCCCTGGCTACAACGAAGTCAAGATTGCCTATCCGCGCAACTTGGGCCAGAAGATTAAGGAGATCGCTCCGGATTATATCCATGTCGCCACAGAAGGTCCTTTGGGTTTGTGGGCTAGAAAATATCTGTCACTATGTGATATTAGGCACAATACCGCTTATCATACTAAATTTCCTGAAGGCTTAAAGAAACTATTTCACATCCCGGAATTTTTAACTTGGCACTTTGTGCGTTGGTTCCACAAACATTCGGGTAAAGTATTAACTACAACTGACAGTATGGTGCGAGAATTACAAGCACACGGCTTCAATGGAGAAGTTATTCCTTGGACCCGTGGAGTAGATCGCAATATCTTTACTCCTGATCTAAGAGCAGATAATATAAATGGAAAATATCTGTTATGCGTCAGTAGAGTAAGCAAAGAAAAATCATTGGAAGATTTCTTTGAATTGGATTATCCGGGTTATCATAAAATAATGGTGGGCGATGGTCCTATGTTGGAAACTTATCGAAAGCGATATCCCGATGTACATTTTACAGGATTTAAAACAGGATCAGCATTGGCTAGATATTATGCCAATGCCGAAGCATTTGTATTTCCTTCACGTTGGGAAACATTTGGCATTGTCATGATCGAAGCCATGGCCTGTGGAACTCCGGTCGCGGCCTATCCCTGCCAAGGTCCCGAGGATGTAATTGACGAAGGCGTTACGGGATGTATGCGACACGATCTCAAAGAAGCAGTAGATGTTGCATTAAAACTGGATAGAAAAAGTGTTTGGCAAGGATCAAATCGTTGGACTTGGTCACGTGCTTGGCAAATATTTCGGGACAATTTAGTTCCAAGCGACTTGACTAAATTGTAAATAGATATTATAATCAATCAACTAATGGGAGCATCAATGAAAATAGGCATTATAGGCTATGGCTTTGTGGGCAAAGCAGTGGCAAACAGTTTTGCAGGTTACGACAAAATCAAAGTCAAGATACACGATCCTGCTTACCCAGAAATATCAAAAAGCATAGACAAGATAAAAGAAAAATGCGAGGCCATCTTTGTATGCTTGCCTACTCCGCAAAGCGAACACGGTGAATGTGATACTACGATACTAGAAGGTGTACTGGAACAGTTGCTCGGCTACGAGGGAATGGTTATTTGTAAAAGCACTGCACCTCCTATTACCTATAGAAGATTGGAAAATGAACTGGGACTAAAACTGATACATGCCCCGGAGTTTTTAACTGCGGCAAAAGCCAACTTTGATTACGTCAATCCCATAAACATTGTTATTGGTGGCAAACCCAAGTTATGGGAAGAGGCCGCAAAGTACATTGTGCCTTATACATATTTTGAACCTGACCATGTGCATTATTGTAGTGCCGCTGAAGCCGCTATGTTCAAGTATGTGGCCAATACCATGTTGGCCATGAAGGTTGTAATGAACAACGAATACGCAGCTCTTTGCGAACGACTAAACATCAATTGGGAAACAGTTGCAGGTATTGCTGAAAGTGATGAACGATTAGGCGACACTCATTGGCGAGTTCCTGGCCCAGATGGTAAACGCGGATTTGGTGGAGCCTGTTTCCCCAAGGATACTGCTGCCTTGCTCAACATGGCCGACGAACTAGACATTGAAATGTCAATGTTGTCGACTGCTATACGTACAAACGATCGATTAAGGAAAGCATAATGGGTATATTAGAACTAACTGTTGGATCGGTAATAGTGGGATTTTTTACAGTATTTGGGTGGAACTCGGGCAATATAGTATGGGACAAGTACATCGAGCCTGCGCCAGTGACACAGAGTGCAGACAGTGAAGAAGCTAAAGAAAAGCGAGAACGTCGTTGATTATTTGGCCATCAGCTGATCCACAAACTCTAATAGCAGTCTGTGGTGTCGGCCCCGATGCCAATGCGGTTGCATATATCGGTAACTGTCATACCAAAATTGTTCGCTTTCGGGATGACATCCAATCAAGCCAATTTGTCCTTGTATGATGGCCATTGCATCACCGTTGGCATAAGTAGCAACTGTTCGGAATCGACGTCGATTGCCCACTAGAGCACATCCGTCATAAAAGAACATTTTTTCTTCCGCTCCGTTCCATGTGACATCTACTGCTTTGGCATGCGGGCGTCGTGTGTCAGTTCCCGGGCGTCGGATATACTGCACTGGTTCAACATCTTCCAAGATGTCAAAATAATGACGACCGGCCCAGTAAGCACCCATGCAGATGCCCAAATACTTGCCGTCATTATGTACATAGTTTCTGATTGCTTTTTCGTTTTCTTTGAGCAATTTATCGTAGCTGTCACTGTCGCCAAATCCGCCAGGGACTGCAATCATGTCAACTGAGTCAAAGAATCCGGTTTCAACAGCATTTTTTGAGAAAAGTTTGAAGTTATAATGCGACCCTAGAGCATGCATGATTCCGTTTCCGCTTTGGACCGAACATCGAGGATCGTGTATGAATAGGGCAATTGTGGGTTTCATGTTCAAGTATTTATGTGTTATAATGTGTATGATTTATTACTCGTCTAAAATCAGCTAAATATTAAACAAAATTCAAATCCAACCCATACCAATGAAATATATCTTATCAATTCTAATAGCATTTTTATCGCTAAATTCCTGGGCCAAAGACATAACTGCAACCAGCTGGCTGGTGGCCAACGAGCAAGGTACTATAATCAGACAAGAAAATGTAGATGAATTACGCCCAATTGGCAGTATCACCAAATTGATCACTGTAATGATTGTGCTTGATGCTGGGCAAAATCTTGATGAGCAATTGGGTCGATATACTCGTCGACAATTGATACAGTTGGCCCTGGTCAAAAGTGATAATAATGCTGCTATTACACTCTGTGACAATTATCCCGGCGGTAAAGAAGTCTGTATACGTGCAATGAATGCAAAAGCACAAGAATTATACATGAAAAACACTAGATTCAATGAACCCAGTGGTCTAAGTATGTTTGATGTAAGTACAGCAAACGAATTGGTTAATTTGGTTATAGCGGCTCAAAATTATCCACTTATTGTTGAAGCAGCTCATACAAGTACTGCCAAAATCAAGGTCAAGAAAAAGTGGTTGGTGTTTCGCAATACCAATCCCATTATTGGCTACAATCAAAATGTAATCGTCAGCAAAACCGGCTACATACGAGCAGCCGGGGGATGTTTGGTTATGATGATTGACACCGAAGTAGGGCGTCGTATTGTGGTGTTATTGGGCAGTAAAAATACTCATACCCGAATTCCCGAAGCAGAAATAATAATCAAAAACACCGATTAAGCGTAAGTGGGTTCAAGTACCGGGCCCATGACATGAACCACTTGATCACCTTCGTCGTATATTTTAACGTGACTAGCACTCTGTCCGCGAGCATATTCTAATGCCTGCTCGATACTATCAAAAAACTCATCTGCGGTTTTTAGTATACCGTTTTCCCATGAATGACGTCTAACTTTATGCTTCATTATTAACTCCTTAAGCGTAGGTTTCTTTAACTGCTGGTACTAGTGAATGCACTAATTCATCCTGATGTGTATACACTTTTACAGTATCCACGCCTGTGATGCTTTCGGCAAAGATTCGTGCTGAATCAAGATCTTCAAAAAAATCCCAGTCTGTTTGTAATTCGCCATTACGCCAGTGTTGCGATTTAACTTTGTGAAATTTAGCCATTATGTGTTACCTTAATTGAAGTATTTAGTCCAAATCCGAGCAGTTTCATTGGTGTAGTGCGTCAAACTCCATTGATTGGTCTTTACATTTAACCATGGCATGGTGTAGGCCAACTTTAATTTTCTAGCGATGTCCTCGCTATTGGTTGGATCGGCAGTCCAAGCACTAACTGCCCACGGAATTTCCACACTGCCTACCAAGGGAATGCCTTGACTGATTAAGTCTGCACCCACAATGTTGAAAGTTTCACTAAAACTAACTTGCAAACCAATATCCATTGTGCTGCATAGTTCTAAGAATCCCTCTCTAGGTGCCCATTGATGATTGATCATTTCGTGTCCGGTATCGCTCAACTGCTGGAATAGTCCTTTAAGGTTGTTTAGTACCGGACCGCCCTGCATTTCAATACGTCCAGCGTTGACATGAAAACGCAGTTTCTTGCCAATGCTTTCGGCAAACTCTAATGCGCCAAATGCCTGTAACAAATGATTCTTTAAGGGACGAACTGCACCAAAACACCCAATGTCAACAACCGCTTTGTCTCGATTAAACTGTTTGGTTTTGTATTCTTGCGGATAAAAATTGGGAAGGTAAACGGTTTTATAGTCGAGATCTTTTTCTGGATAACGCACACCCAAATAATGTTTGCATTCACGTAGCATACGCGGTGCATTAACCCCGAGATAAACATTGTTAAAACTCAAATAATCTGCAATCCAGTCCATGGCCATGCCTTCTCCGGCCATGAACGGCATATCGCTGTGCAAGCGAACGATCCATTTGACCGAGGGATGTAGTCGTTGTAATACTGCAAACTTTTGTGGTACTACCCACAATGCTTCAATGATAACATGAGTTGGTCGGTAAGCAGTGACTTCACGGTCAATTGCGTTGTTGTCAGCAACAACAACCATTTTGCTTTCTACACCGTTTTCATTTAACATATTGTTGACAAAACTGGCACTGTTAAAAAGACCTGTGCTCAGGCCCAGTGTGTTGTGCACAACAACACTATAGTCTTCGCGACGTTTTAGAATAAAAAGAACTTTTGACATAGGGTATTAATTGAGTTATACAAGTATTTATATTTTCAAATATTACAATAAAATTATCTGGAAAATTAATAAATAATAGTGTAGTTCGCGGAATTGGCGTTCCCAACTACTCTAACGTCGAGAAAGGACATCAGCAAATGTATTTACACTATTACGTCTACGCCTATCTAAGAAAAGATGGTACTCCTTATTATATCGGAAAAGGTAAAGGTGAACGAGCTTGGAAACATTGCACGACTGATATCATACATCCGCCAATTGACAAATCAAGAATTATTATAATTGAAGATAAGTTGACAGAAGTAGGGGCATTAGCAATTGAAAGAAGACTAATCGCCTGGTATGGTCGAAAAGATTTAGAAACTGGAATATTAAGAAATAGGACAGATGGAGGGGATGGTACGTCAGGAGTAATACGATCTCAAATACAATGCGAAACATGTAAAAAAATAATCGATGAACAGAATTATAAACGATGGCATGGAATTAATTGCACTGGTAATCGAGGAAAAGTTTTTCTTAAAGGATTAATAACTTGTAATCATTGCGGGATAACTTGCAGAGGTTGCAATTACACAAAATATCATGGAGATATGTGCTATAAAAATCCTACCTCTCCACGATACGGACAAGTCCAAAGATGGAAAAAACGCGAATATAAAAATAGCCAATATCAAACTCAAACCACTTTTGACTAAGTTTTATATTAGCTGGATTTTGGTGATGATTAGAGTGTAACTCTTCACCACCAATCCATATTCCCCAGGGAAAAATATTTTTACTTTTATCTTTTGTGGGTCCATTTTTGTATCCAATCCAGTGCCCTACCCCATTGATTATTCCTGCTGCATGAAGTGGTACCCAAATCATTTGCACTAGCCAAACTAGGAATCCTATAGGACCAAATAATAATAAATCTATGAACAACATAATCACAATACCTAATCGACTGTGTTTGGAGTATATAGTTCGTTCTAGCCAATCATTGGGAGTACCTTGTCCGTATTGTGCTACCATGGCACTATCTTTAGAAGCGTTGTTGTATAATAATGCCCCTTGAGCCAGTACCCGCCAAAACCCATAAACATGCGGACTATGCGGATCGCCCTCAACATCACTGTATCTGTGATGCTTTCGATGTATGGCTACCCACTGACGGGTGACCATACCGGTAGTGAGCCATAACCAAAAACGCATGAAGTGACTGAGTACGGGATGAAAGGTCAAGCCTCGATGTGCTTGACCCCTATGTAGGAAAACTGTAACACAAACTATGGTGATGTGAGTTGCGATCAGTGTGAATAAAATTACATCCAAAGCCATACACCCTGACTAGTTAATAGTAAGCCTATTCCAGCAACAAAAAAGCTGCCCCAGAACATGCTCATGCTAACTGCCAGAATACTTGCAGAAAGAACCACAATGCTCAATTGATACAGGGTACTAGCAAAACCAATCCAGGGACTTTGACGTTTGGCTTGATCACGTTCGGCTTCTAGCTTCTTGGCCTTGGCCATTAGTTCTTTTTTACCTTCGCCTGTGGCAGGTTCGCTTTCGTAACGTGCAATCTTGGCCTGTAACTGCTCGATCTTTTTGGTGTCTTTGCGATATATAGCATCGTCTAGGCTTTGTTCGGCCAAGGTTTGCTTGATACTTTTGGCTTCGTAAAAACTCCAAACATCATTGGCAGCAATGGTATTGTTTAGAGTAATGCTACTCAATTTTCCGCCGTACCATGAGTTAACAGCTAGAATTAGTGCAAATACCGAAATTACCATACCGGCTTTGTCTTTTAATTTAGCTTCGCGTTCACTACGGCTACCTACTGGTGGCTTGGGTGCGTTGGGATCTTTAGGTTGTTTTGTGATTAAATTTAAAACTGAATCGACTAGGGCCATTTTTTTCTCCTTGATCAAGTATTTATTTGAGTAAGCGTTGTTTCACTTCTTGTAAATATTCCTTGGATAAATCAAATCTATGATGATATTTACTATGGTTATTGGGTTGCCGTCCGTTGTTGAATCGTTGTAATACGCCTTCAAAGTTGTCTACCAGTTCATTCACAATGATTGTTTTGAATTCGCCATAAAAATGACGGTAGTTGTACAACAGGGTTTCCTGCATTTCGTTGTGCATGGTTTTCAATTGTTCCGGAGTCATGGCACAAAGTCGTGCAATCTCTCGAGTAATTTTCTCTATGCGTAGATAGTGATCCGGTTCATGATCGTAACTTTCGTCAATCCAGCGATCAAATGTACGAAATCCATAACTGCGTAAGTAGGCTAGATTGCCCGGAGCAGCTGCTAATATAAACGGTCTTTGTGCTATAATAGGCTTAAACGTTTTTTCAGTCAAGTGTAGTTTAGGCAAGAAATAAACAGTTTCAGTAACTATATGCCAAAAAGCATCAGTCAATTGAGCAAAATCAACACTGGCACTCAATGCCCCGTGCGGTTCTCGAACATCAATAACCAATGGCTCAGTCACTGAATTTAGTGTTTGAAAAATATGCTTTTTTGCACGCCGGTCCAACAGCGAGTATGGATTGACAATTTCTTGTTGCCAAGTGCCAAACTTGTCTTGAAGGAAAAAACTAACATCACCAAACTTTACAAGATCGTGACTGATTAGGTTACTGACCAAATGCAGTCGATAACTTCTAAAATTAGATATGTAATTGTTGTAACATATAAATACTTTAGTGAAATTATCAAATAAATTGGGTCTAATGTATTGAAAGTCCCGGTACCAATCAAGTGCTGCAAATCCGTGATAAAAGTAGTACCAATCATAATAACCTTCTTCTCGAAGTCGTGTGTTTTTGTATTCGCTTTTTTCGCTATTGGCAATCACTGTTATAATTTTTGGAGAAGGTGTTCGGTTCAAAATTCTAGGATGAAAATCGGTCCAATTGTTTATAATAGGAGTATTTTCATAAATGGGTTCTTGATCCAAAAAGCAACACTGAAATGAAGATTCTTTAATAGTCTGGGATCTATACCAGTTGACATCAGATCTATTAGAAACAACTCCGGTCTGATCAAACGTACCAAACGGATAAAAATATATAGATTTGTTATTGATAAAATTTGAAATCAAATTGTCATGAAGTATATTGTAAAATCTTTCTAAGGAAAACATAAATGAATGTAGGATTTATTGGAATCGGAAAATTGGGAATGAGTTGTGCCGAAGTAATGGCAACAAAGCATACGGTAACTGGATATGATATTTATCGTAAAAACAGTGACCGGATTAAAATTGTTGACGATCTCAGTGATGCAGTACTGGGACAAGATATCGTATTCATTGCTGTACAGACCCCACACGATCCCGCATATGATGGATCGGCACCAATTGCTCATTTACCCAATCGAGATTTTAGTTATGACACAGTGACACAAGTGCTCAAACAAGTAAACTGTTGGGCACGTCCTAACCAATTGATAGTATTAATATCTACAGTACTGCCAGGAACTGTTCGAGGCAAACTACAACAACACATCACAAATGGCCGTTTTGTTTATAATCCTTATCTTATTGCCATGGGTTCGGTAGAATGGGACATGGTGAACCCCGAAATGGTTATCATCGGAACCGAAGATGGTAGTCTGACCGGAGATGCACAACAACTAATAGAATTTTATCAAACCATCATGGAAAACAATCCCCGATATGAAGTTGGGACGTGGGACGAAGCCGAGTGTATCAAGGTATTCTATAACACCTTCATCAGTGCCAAGATTGGACTTGCAAACATGATACAGGACGTTGCCGTCAAGCAGGGCAACATCAATGTAGACGTTGTGACCAACGCCCTGGCAAACTCGACCATGCGTATTATGGGACCTAAGTACATGACCGCAGGACTTGGCGATGCTGGTCCTTGCCACCCACGCGACAACATAGCACTAAGATATCTTGCTGACCGTTTAAATTTAGGCTACGACCTATTTGATGCCATTATGAATGCCAGAGAAATACAAGCCGAAAATATGGCTCGGTTTGTGCACAGTGCGACCGCAACCGAAAAGGGTGTGTTGCCGATCTACATACACGGCAAAGCCTACAAGCCCGATGTTGCTTACCTAGAAGGTAGTTACAGTTTGTTAGTGGGACACTTCTTGGAGCAGATGGGAGCCGAAGTACACTACATTGATCCCTTGACCGAGCCCGATGTACCACGTAGTGTATGCGGTGTGGTACTACTAGCACACAACAAACAAATCACATATGGCTATGCCGGCGTTGAAGATGAACAACCGCTCTATTGCACAATCGAGGATGGAAGTGTTATAATAGATCCATGGCGTAAGTATAATACCACCAATCCCAATATAAAGGTAATACATTATGGCAACACACGCAAATAATTGCATGAAGTACAAAATCCCAAAATTTTGGGACGACGAATACCGGTACCTGGACTATATCCAAGAAGAGTTCAATGATTCAGACAGTGTGGCTCGTTGGATTGACCGAGGCTACTCAACAAAGTTCACTGGATACATGTGCGACATGCGAAGTAAACAACCCAGCTGGAATCAACAGTTTATAAACATATATAGTGAAATGGGCTGGCAGGATATTGGCACCAGTTACTACCGTATGGATACCGGCACAGTACTGCCAACGCACAGTGACCTTTATCGAAAGTACATAGACCTTTTTAAATTGCAAGGCCGAGAACACACTATTCGTCGAGCCATTGTGTTCCTAGAAGATTGGCAACCCGGTCACTATGCCGAATGTTGCGATACACCTATTGTAAATTGGCAAGCCGGTAACATAATTGAATGGGAATATGATGCTCCTCATCTTGCAGCCAATCTAGGACTAACACCACGATACACACTTCAAATCACGGGTCATGTTTAGGAAATTTTACTTTTGCGTCTAATCCAAGCAGCTCTCAACTTTTCCTTAGTTTCGTCACTTATGATTTTACCCACCTGTGCTTTACTAATTTTTTGTTAAATAACATTGCTGATGCTCCTTCAAAGCGTTAGAGTAGTTGGGAACTCCAATTCCGCGAACTACACTATTATTTATATAAATCGAGACATATGATATCAAGTCACAATGAATGGGATCAATTACGACGAGTCGTTGTTGGAGACGCTACATGGGCCAATTGGCCCAGACACGATCCAGTATTTGCTCGAGAAGAATTAAAAACAACTTGGCGAGAAACTCCAATTCCTCATGGGCCTGTGCCCCAACACATCATTGACGAAAGCAATGAAGATTTACAAACACTTGCAGATACATTAACCAAGTTGGGTGTTGAGGTTGTGCGTCCCGGCCCCATGAACTTTCAAACTCATGATGGCTTGTACAACTATTGCCCCCGAGACAGATTCGTAATCTTTGGCAAAACCGTTATCGATCCCGCCATGATGTATCCGTGTAGGGACATGGAAGCACAATGCTATCATGAATTTTTTCGAGATGCCAACGTTGTTCGTATGCCACGCGACCAAGGCTTGGTGCTAGATGCTGCCAATTTACTAAGACTAGGCCCAAAGCAGATGTTGTATCTTGAAAGTGCCAGTGGCAATAGACCAGCATACGACTGGTTACTGGCAAACTTGCCCACAGACACCAGCATTGAACTGTGCAACTTCTACAGTGGCGTGCACATTGACAGTACCATAGTTCCGCTAAGAGAAGGACTTGTTTTATTAAACGGCAGCAGAGTCTCAACCGACAACGTGCCAAATGCATTCCGGGATTGGGAATGTATTTTTATAGATGATGTAGTGCCCCAGGATTTTTATCAATATCCCTATGCCAGCAAGTGGATTGCTTTGAATATGTTGGTAGTCAATCCCACCACTGTGATAGTGGATGCGGCACAACACGATCTAATAGAACTGTTGGTAAAAAAGAATTTCACAGTCATACCAAGGACGTTAAGACACAGTCGCACCTTGGGCGGCGGGTTCCATTGTGTTACATTAGATTTGGTACGTTCCGCTAAATAGTTATATGACTTTTGCCGACTATACTGATGCACTATTGAGTGCACTTAAACACAATCCTAAACCGCAAGAAGCTATTGCTCGCAAGCAAGATGTTCTTGACGGTGTTTACCGTACCGAAAATTTAACTCCAACCAGTGTATTATTTGTAGGGTTCAATCCAGTAATACTGGCATGCAGTGCAAAAACAATAGCAGTTACCGAAATCAGTCGTACTGCTCGAGCATATTTAAACGACAACAAAATTAAATACACATATATTGAACCCAAAGATTTATCAAACTATCGTAAACAGTTTGAATGTGTAGTTGCATTAGAAGAGTATTTTACATTTGCCGATAGCGATCAAGCTCAGCAAGTGCTTATCTCTAATATTTGTAATCTAGCCACTGACTTTGTTATAAGTACAGTACGAGATTACAAGAATCAAGATTTTAAAGAGCGAGAATTTAGTCAACCAGCATTGGTAAGAAACGGTGTTGATCAAACAATTTATCTAGAATCTCATGATTGGGATCTTAAAGATAGAACACGGTGGAATACCACTGTTTATGAAATTACTCGTGCAACCGGCAATACCGTGATGTACGGTGCATTTGAGCGTAGAACAATGTTTTTCAAGCAGTTAGCAAAATTTAGTATGGATGCAGGTGCATTGAACTTTTTAGTACATAAAAATCTAATGTATAAATCTTTACTAAAGAAAAATTACGAGCATGTCGTAAGCATACAATTCAATTAAAAATGGACATAGACGCACACGTTAATCAAATAGTACAAAATATAATTTCCGAAATAACAGTAAAAGTTGAAGCACAAATTGCTTCCACTATCACTGCCAAAGTTGATGAAGTTATCAATGCCATGGACTATAGTTCGCTATTGTCTAACAAATTGAGTCAACAATTGGATACGCGACTCAATCAATTGTCAATTAACAAAGAATCAATCGAGAGTCTTTTGTCTAATCGAGTAGAAAATCTAGCACAAAATTTGAGTGCTAGTGTCAACCAACAAATACAGGACAAGATCAATACAAACGTTGCAGGGTTTTTAAATCTGCATGATTTTTCCAACGTGTATCAAACCAGCATCATTGCAGCCATACAAAATCGTCAACTCGAGTTTCCCGACAATAGTATTCCGGCCTCGGCATTGCAATTGAGTGACCTAGTAATCAGCGGCGACAATATTAAAAATGGTATCATAACCGGATTTGGCAGCACCGGCATAGACGACAAAGCAACAGAGTGCCAATTGACCATTATGGACGATGTCACTGTTGTGGAAAACAATTTACTTACCCGAGATCTAACAGTGAAAGGCACAGTCACTATCGAGGGCGACCTGAATGTAACTGGTACCGTGCCTGAAACCAGTGCATTGTTTATTGGGTTAGTCAATGCCACAACAACAAATGTGCGAACCAGTTTGGATTCTGTGGTGTTTGCTGCCTACGCCGACATGGTAACTGACCAAATCAAAGACAATGGACTGGATTTAAACAAAATCACAGTTGACGGCAACGAAGTCATAAACGGCACTGCACTAGGCAACTACATTGTCAACAGCAATTTGCAACGACTGGGCACACTACAAGAATTGCAAGTGAGCGGAGAAACGCTACTGGGACAAACACTATACGTCAGTGGCAAGCGTGTGGGCATCAACACCGTCGAGCCCGATGCAGCATTGAATGTATGGGATCAAGAAGTTGAACTACGGTTCGGCAAACAAACCAACAATGTTGGTATATTGGAAACCCCACGCAGTCAAACGCTAATATTAAGCAGTAATGGCAAAAACAATGCTGTACTAAATCCCGACGGCAGTATTACTGTGAACAAGATCAATCTAAATGGTGTTAGTTTTGCCAGTAGCCCAACACCGCCCTCGGACAATCAACCACAGGGTGCTATTGTGTTTAATAGTAGTCCTAGTTTGGGAGGCCCAATGGGTTGGGTAAGTTTAGGTGATGCCAAGTGGGCCAATTTTGGCATCATTGATTAACTCTAGTATCTCATTTTCAAATTGTGTACTAAATTCCGCGTACCAATCTCGTGTCATTAAATGACGATAGTTATGTTCTACTATAGGACGTATCTGAGTCATTATTTCATTTTGATCCTGTTTGCATAACCAAGCAATTTGTTCGCCAATTGCATCAAAGCGTAACAAGTCGTCATCCATGGTGTCATAACTTTCGTCAATGATGCCATCAAATGTTTTAAACCCCATGTCGCGTAGTGTTTGCAAGTAGCCTTTGCCACCTACCATGACAAACAGTCTACGTCCTATTATAGGCTTTACTGTTTTCTCTGTAAAAAAGGTATAGTAACTGGCCCAATTGGTTTCGGCTACCACAGTATAAGCCGTTCGGTTATACAGTTCTATAGGTATGATTTGACTCAAACTCATTTCATTACCGTAATATTCCACTTTGTCCACAGTCCAAGTAACAGGATTGACCACTTTTAAGCCACGTGTTTCTTGTACCCAATACTCGTAGTCATCGGCTATTTCTTTTCTTGCGGGATTGTTAAAGTAACGCATTACAAAATCGTTGTAGTCTACGTTGGCCTTGACATAATTGTAAACACATTCTCTGTGTAATTTTTTACGCCCTAATAAAATATCAAATTTAATCGGCTTTGGCTCACAGTAGCGGATCCTATCCACTATCTCGGGTAGATAATCTCGATAAAAATACCTTGTGGTAATAAACCAATCCATCCAGTTATACAATTTTGCATGTTGTGGCGGATTCTTTAGTGTACCAGCAATGTAGTACGAGATCTTTTCTCGATCATAGTTTTGTATAAACTCAACAGTGGGCTGATGAACCTCGCTCATGAGTATAAAAATATGAGTTGAGAACTCGTAGATTCTATCAACCAATGCTCCAAACTCGGGTGTGTAAGGATAAGGCCAGTGTAGTACGGCAATATTTTTTGGTTGGGTGCTTCTTACGTACAAGTGTACATCATCGTAGACAATGCAGGCATCTAGACTGACTGTTTTGAATCGGTCTAGATGCCAGCGACACACCGGGCTGTTGTAAAACACCCCGAGGTTCAATAACTCGGACATTATTCAGCGGCTGGCTTTTTCTTTGCAGTTTTCTTTGCCGCTGGCTTTTTGGGTGCTGTTGCTTTTTTGGCAGCTGGCTTGCGACTGGTAGTTTTAGCAGTAGTGGTTGCACTTGCTTCGGCCGCTTCAACTACTTGAGCTTGATCTATTTCCACAACTGGTGCAGGTGTTTCCACTTTGTAAGGTGCTGCGGGTTCAATGTGTCCGATTACTGTTTTTTCAGATCGGCTTTTTAGCAGTGATTTGGCTATAAAATACAGAATAGCAATTCCTAGTAGCAATTCAACTGTTGCTGCGATATCGATATTTTCCATTTTGGGTTCTCCTATTTGAATGGTATGCAGTTATTTAGTTAGTGATAGTTCACTAAAAAATATTGCATTTTTGCTTGATCTATAGTATAAGTACTAGTATAATAAGAATACAGGGTGCTGAATGGTTCGGGCCCTGTGAGTAAACTTGCTTATATAAGGAGAAATTATGTTTACATTAGACGCAATGGTAGATGCTATTCAAACCGGAAAGAAAACATTTGTTACCACATTTGTCACCAACGAAAAAGCCAAAGACGCAATGGTGGAATTTATTGACACACAAAGCGAATACACCAAGAAAGCACTAAAGGCCACTACAGACGCAGTTACCACACTAACCAGCGAAACTGTCAAGGCCATGCAAGAAGCTGCCAAATTTGACTATAGCAAATTTGGTGAGGGCATTATGAAGGCTTATAACGCAACTGCTAAAAAGTAATACTCAAGTACTACACCGTTACAACGAGTACATGTCTGCAAAACGTGTACTCGTTTCTTCATTTCTAGCACATGTTGTTTTATCACAACATTGTTCTTGCTCAAAATTGGAATCATTGCTATAATAATGACTTAACAACAAAGGAGCATACATGGAATGTACTTACTGCCGTAAATGGCACTTCGCTGGTTTGTTATCTTGCCCTAGCGTACCAAAAACCCCTGAACCCCCTAAAGAAACTGTTGTGAAATAACAACAAGCAATTTGCCCAGAAATGGGCAAATTGCTATAATAGAAGTATAGTAAATAACAAGGAGTAACAGATGGCTTATATTAGTGCAAACGAAGTGGCAGCAATTCGCAAAGAATTAAAAGCACAATTCCCCGAGTTCAAATTTGGTGTACGTAAAGGCTCAGGTAGCTTGAGCGTAGATGTTACTGTAAAATCCGGACCCGCAGACTTCAGTGATATTTTTCACAATACAGGTCACGGACAAATCAATCATCACTGGTTGTGCAATTACGGCAAACACCAAGCATTTTTTGAGCAAGTGATGCGTATCATTAAAATTGCTCCGGCTACGGTCGAGGGCGGTCGTAGATGGTTTGACGAGAGTGATGCAATGACCGATTACTTTCATACAGCATTCTATATTCACCTGGAAGTGGGCGATTGGAACCGTCCCTACATTTGTGTTGCACGATAACAACACGCAATTTGTCCAGAAATGGGCATTTTGCTATAATATGAGTATGGTAAACAACAAGGAGCCGAAATGTACAATATAGTAAACAATCCCATCCCCAAAAATGGATTTTGGAAAACACACAGTCTAGAAGCTATTCAGCGTCTAATTGAAAGTTTGCCTGCAAAAGAAAAAGCAGCCGCATACGATGTGTTTACACTTACACTTAATTCTTGTCACCAATTGGTTGAAGACAAGATTCTAAGCCGAGAGATTTTCTGCTCATGAAATTGGACTTTTATCTAAAGTGGCTAGCAACAGCATTCATATGTGTGGGTGCCTTGCTAATAAGCCTAAACATCTATCCCATTGGACCAATTGTGAGTCTATGTGGGACTGCACTTTGGTTGGTGGTTAGCATAATGTGGCGAGAAAAAAGTTTAATTTTAGTCAATAGTGTTGTTTTAATCATATACACTGTTGGCTTAGTGACAAAATTGTGTTAAAATAATTGTTTTAACTACAAGGAGCTGTATGAGTGTACTTTATTTGCGAGCAAGACCCGTTGTTGCATTCGATGTTGATAATCCCGTGCATAGAAAGTATTTTGCAGAATTTGTTAAGTATAACACATGGGGCCGTTGTCCTGTGCGATTTATGACCGAAAGTTTAGATATGGATCTAGTGAGTTACATCAGTCAAAAGATGTTAAAGCACTATGTCACACAGGAGTTTGAAAGTGGAAAAGTTAAAATTAAAAGTACCCCAAAACCCCGCTCCACGAGCACATCTCGTGTTGTTCCAAGTCAACACACCGTTCCGTCCAAAGCGGGTAGAACCAAAAACAGTTTATCAACGCCGTCCAAAGCATCGGGGGCAAGACTATGAATAATTGGGATCGAGACAATTTGGAGTTTATACTCTACGCTAATTCTCAAGAGTTCGAGGCTTGGATGCTACAGGCCACACGTGATGATATTGATTATGCCTTGCAACTAATTCAGTTACACCGAACTGAATTGCAGGTAACAGAAATGGAATTTTTGGAGTCTGAAGATGATTTAGACTGTACCGAAGCATTAAGTTTTATCAACCGCGTCAAGGAGAAACTATGAACGCACGAGTCGAACGCTTCGCAAACGAAGCAATCTTTACCCTTCAATTCAACTCTAGAGATGCTGTACGCTATGTGATGCGTAACGCACAAGTAGATGAAGCCGTGGCAACTTCGGCCATACGACAAACAGTCACATTCCACAAGCATTAAAATGAAATCGGCAAGCATGGTATTGTTGACCTTATTGGTAACTGGTTGCTCTACAACAACCGGATACCAGGATCAACCCGGTGTTCAATATCGTGTGTTGTCCGAGTCTGCAATTAGTCTAGAACAACTAAAAGCGATCAAGGTCTCGGACCGAGATTGTGTCACAGTTGACAAGACTATCAGTTATGTCGAACGCCAATTACAATTACGCGGTATTGATAGCGAGCATCCCGAGCGATTGAGTCGTAGCGATGCCGAATACAATACTACCGCAAAGATCATAATTTGGAGTTTGCGAATTGGTTGTAACAACCCCAATAGGTATCGATCATGAAACGTACCCTGATTGTTGTTGCGTGTTTGAGTGCGGGACTGGCCTCAGCCGAATGTTATGTGCGAAGCAATATTCAAGTGGCAAAACAAAGCATCTTTGGAGCTCCCACCGACATACAACGTATTGTCACTCCCGACGCACGAGGATTTCAATGTGTGTTGCGTTATAGATTAAACATCAATAGCGATTGGCAAACTGTGGAAGGTGTTGCAACAGCAAAAACCGAAGATGATGCTTGTGCACGAGCAATTGATGTAGGTCGTGCTAGTATATTGGAGGAACCCAAGGCCCAGTCGGTTAAACACGACACACAAATGGTTTGCGGTGACATAACCGATATACGAGTGCATCCGGTTCACATCAATGATGTAATTTGGGAAAGTGAAGTAGACATACATACTATTCCGGCAGAACGGGCTTATTTTCAATATAAGCGTACCCAATGCAGGATGTTTGTAGAACGGGATAACAAGGCCCAAAACTTGTATCTCTACCAGGGTGTTATTTGTCGAGAAAACTCCAGTCCACGCAGTAAATGGCGTGTGGTTGACAAGTATTGACAACGAGCATACAATTTAGTTTTTAACAACCGAAAGGTAAATCATGAAAAAGTTAGTATCTGTGTTGAGTTTGGCAAGTGTGTTGGCTGCCTGTAGTTCGGCTCCGCAACAAATATCGCAGGACGAGTACGCTCGTCGTGCACAAGAAGCTCAGGCTCGGCAGGACAAGATTGCCGACCGTCAAGTGGAACAGGCTCCGGTATGGATGAGCAAGTTGCCCAAGAGTGAAGGTGCAGTTTATGCCAATGGCAGTGCAGTGAGTGCTGACTTTAGCATGGCCGACTTGAAGGCAATGACCATTGCGTATGCCAAGATCTGTACCAGTGCCGGCGGCAAGGTTCGAAGCCAAACAAAGATTTATAGAAGTGACAGTGATACTACCAGCACTGAGTCCAGTGAAGTTGCAGTTCGCAGCATTTGCCCCGACGTAGACATTACTGGTGTAGAAACTGTCGACACCAAACACATCAGTGAAGGCGGACGTATTCGTACCTATGTACTAGTTGCACTACCAATTGGTGATGCTAACACAATGGCCAAAGGCAAGCAAGCCATCAAAGAACGTGAAGCGGCTCTAAAGCGTAGCGAAGAGGCATTTCGAGAAGTTGATGGTTTAGTCGAAGGGAAAAAGCCAGCTAGTCGAGCCGAACCTGACAATACCGTAAAACTTTTAGACGTAGATAATGCAGAGTATAAAGCCCGGCGTGACGCGGCTCTGCAAAAGCCCGGAGCAGTGGTAGGCGAAGTTACAGTACGCTAATTTGCTCCAAAAGCCCCTAAATTCTAGGGGCTTTTCTGCGACTTATGTTATAATATTAGTAGAAACACTAATAGTATAAATACTAATACAAATCAAGGAGAAAAACATGAAACTATTACAATGGATCACAAGTCTGTTTAAGAGTAAACCAGTTAATTATCAGCACTGGCACGTAGAAGCATTTGTCGAAAGCAAACGACCAAAAAGCACAGCCGAAGTTGAGTTTTGGATTAGAAAATTTGAACAAGAACAATATCAAAATCGAGGATGGAGCCAATGAACTCAATAAAAGAATTTTTCAAATCGCTTTATGAAGCCGTTGTTGCGGCACGCATGGCCCAAGCCGAAGCCGTCATTCGAGGACAACGCGGCGAGTAAATACTGGTATGATTACCACTAGATTTTTAACCTATAGCGAATATCCCGAATATGCCGATTGGATGAAGAGTCAGGACACTGACTCTCGTCAATTGTACTTTGGCATGGGCATCAGCGACGAGGGAATTGACACACTAGTGTCTAAATTTATTCGAGAAAAACACAATCACTACTTTTTGGTAGCCGAAGATCGTGGCCTATGGGTTGGTACAATACACATTGTTGTACAAAACGTTGACGAAGTGGAATTTGGCGTCATGGTGGCTACTGGACGTAGAAAACAGGGCATAGCAGACACTATGCTGCAAGAAGCTATAGTATGGGCCCGCAATCGAGGATTTCACAGTCTCTTCATGCACTGTTTGGCCTACAACGCAGCCATAAAACACTTGTGTACCAAGCATGGATTACAAGTAAAAACCCAATTTGGCGAAAGCGATGTTAAAATGGCATTACCAGCAGCAACCCCCATCTCCATTGGTCAAGAAATGGTCAACAACACTCGCAACATGTATCACTTGTTGTTGCAAAGAAATTTACAAGTATTTGAATCTTTGTACGGCTAAATTATCCAACTACTACATTGCTCGAAAATGTCACGTAGTCGTTGTAAGCATTTGGTATTAACAAGTCCGAATAGAGCAATCCCAAGACACCAGGTTTAATAATACTAAATTCTTCAGCATCATGAAAAGGTAATTCACAAATTACAGTGGTTCCGTTAACGGTTGTATTGGCAGAAGGATTGTTGGCAACGATCCAGTTGCCAATAGTTGATGCGACCCCGGTAGCGTTTCCAAGCGATTCATTAACTGTAAAATTCAAAGTCATTGATAATTCTGTGTCAATACCCTCTAGGGTATTTTGCAAGGCAGAGATTTGATATTGTGAATTGTAGGTTACGGTCTTGATTGTCATTGGAATTGCTAGATTGTTAAGAACCACCGAGCGTTGATATGCTTCATAAGTGCTCACAGAATCAAAAGTTGTAACAATTGTAGATTCGGTTTGGTCACTGCTGACAGTTTCAACAATAGTTACGTTACCTGCATTCAAAAAAGGTGCTTTTAACGCTTCGTAGGAAGCAATGACAGCATCACCGGTGTGATGAAAAAATGGTACTGAAACGTTGCTTCTGCTACGAATTCGTGTTTCGATAATCGACATGATAAAATCCTAGTTTAATAACATTATTTAGCTGATTTCTGTGTTGTAAGAAAACAACACCCCGTTTGCTCAAAAATGGTTACGGTGCTATAATAAGAACATGAAGACAAGAAAACGTAGACAAGATACAAAACATGCTGTTTATATGTTAGTGAACACTAACACAAACGAGCATTATGTGGGCATTACTGTATGCGGAAATGCTGTGCAACGGGCACTAAAAATCCGCTTACAAAAGCACGTAAGGCGTGCCGTAACCGAAAATAAATCGTGGGCACTATGTGCGAGCATCAGAGAACACGGTGCAGAAGCGTTTGTAATACTTTTAGTTGACATCGTAAGAGGTCGCAAGCCGGCTCACGCAGTTGAACGCGAAATCATTAATACATGTGCCCCAGAACTAAATGTTGCATAAGGAGCAGACATGATAACCGCAGAGCGATTACAAATCTTGATCACACAATCCACAAGAGATCTATCACGATTGATGAAGTGTGAATTCAAGGACACTAGATTTTTAGGTATTACCAACGGCGGTGAATTTTGCTATCGTGTGACGTTGCCCGACGATGCAGTAACAAAAGTGTTCGTTAGGCCCGCAGATGACGAAGTTGTTGCTGGATATTGATGTTGCCGAAATACAACACCGCAATTTGCTCAAAAATGAGTATTTTGTTACAATAAGATATAGTGAAAAACAAGGAGTAGAAAATGGCTACAGAAACTTACAATAGTTTAACTGAAAAAGAAAAGCAAGAAGTTCGTATGTATGGTGTCACAGAAGCCGGCATGCGTCAAAGCATTGAGAATAGTGCTACAATGAAATTTTCAGGTCCGGCAATGATAGTAGCCAGCATGATGAGTGATGCACAAGAAATGATCAATATTGAATACGGCGAAGTTGACTCGATGCGAGCTGAAGATGCTCGTCAACAGTTAAACCGTGCCAAATGGGTACTGTTTGAATACATTATGAAATCTTAAGGAGATTCAACATGGTAGAATTTTTTGCACTGGCAGCGGTAGCACTAGGTGTTACAATGTGTTTAATTGTAAGTTTATCTGTATTTGACGGAGAATAATATGTTACACTTTATTGCACACGAACATTTTTATGAATTTGTATTTTTAGCTGCCGGTATAGGCATTGGCGTAATGCTGACATTGGTAACAATATTTGTTCATCAAGTGTTAACTGGCACATGGGGTGTAGTCAAAGCAGTGACCAATGTCACACAAAACGCAGTGGCTCCGCGTGAAGTAAAGTTTGGTGAGAGTTATCGACCCGATCGCAATCTCATAATTGAGAACAAAGGGCGAGTTGAGCCCAAGTTAAATTAAGGAGAATAGTATGACTATGGTTGTTGCAAAATTTCGGAATAGGTGGGTTCATGTTGTTAAGTTTGCCACAACTGTTAGTTTCAGCGATGAAAAGAACTGGTTCATGGTTAACTTTGACTTTGACAAGCCCTTTCGCAAGAGAGAGCAATTTCGGTGGGTTCCCGCTAGTACTAGATTCGATGCCGTAAGGGAGTTTGTTGTTTAATTAACTTAAGGAGATAGTTATGGTAAGCGTTTCATTATTTGACATTTTGGGTCTTTTGGGATTTGGTTTTATTTGTGGCGGGGTCTGCGTACACCTACTATGGACCGCTAGTTTTGAACAGTATGATGCTGATATCTGTAGAGAAAGATACTCAGTGAATCAAAATCAAAATAGGTATGTGGAAAGTTTTAAGTGGATAAGAAAATAATGTTTAAAGTATACTGGACTGAGGATTTTGACAAACCGTATAGCACGACCTTGGAAGACTTGGCATCAGCGTTACGGGCCTGTGAGACTTTGAGAAAGCGAGGCTTTAGGTTCGTGACCATGGTGAGTGAAGATACCGGCAATATTGGAAAACCCGGTGTTGACAGTGTGCAGGATGGCCGGACTCCGGATGGTGTTGCATACACTTGGACCAAACGGAGATAACGATGAATTTGACCGAACACAGTGACCTTAAAATACAAGCAACATTCGACCAGTGGGAAGTGGATGGAGAATACGCTCAAATTATGTATAACTACCTGGTGTATGGATTCAATCCTGGCAGTTTTTTTACCAGTGTACTGGCCAATGACTTTGTGGGTGCCGTGAATCGCAGTCATCCCGGCAAATCTATTTCAGCACTGAAACGGCTAGTGGGTTGGATACGAGACTACATGCCCGCAACGGCCTGGGGCAGTTATGGTGCAGTAAAAGCCTGGGTGGATTTGGATGCAAGTCAGCGTAGACAGATTTTAGAAGAACACAGTTTAATTTATACTGAACAAGAAGAAACTTGGAGAGTACTGAATGATGCGTGAAGTAAATGCGTTTGAACGTTTGGTAGTTGCAGAAGACATGCGTACTCGTGGATATGACAATTACAGTATGCAACCTGGCAATGAGTGTGTTTGGGTGAGTGTGCCCAGAGGTGGATACTATTTGGAAATGTATTACATCTTTCGAGATGGTAAACTAGTGGATGTACAAATTGACTAAAGCAAAGACTATTAAAATCAATGCTGGTAATTGGCATAATGTGTTTGATGCAGAGGAATTTTGCAAAGAGCATTTTGGTCCAGGTGGCGTACAATCAGGCCGACGTTGGTTTTATAGATTGAATGACGTCATAGATGAACCAAAGTACTATCACGAGAGGTGTCGTGC